AGATAACCGCCACGGTTGCGCGGAAAGATACCTCAAGACTACCGAGTGCCCTGACAACATGGCCCAGGGAGCAATGAATTTACTGTATAGCAATTTCCTGAAAATGCTGGACTGGAAAATTGTTATCGAGAAGCGGGATTACAGGCACTCATAAATGTCGTATCGCTCTAATGCTGATATAGATAATGAGGATATGGCGGACATATCCGATTGGACAGATGTTGACTCTGGAACAGGTGAAAGTTCACAAGTAACCTTTGATGGTAAGTCTTGTATGAAGTTGTTATCAGGGGCGGCGGGTGTTAATCGTCCTTCTAGAACTCAAGATGTTGGTTCTTTTGGTAATAGAACTGTATTTTCATTTAATTTGTATCATGATGCTTTAGGGACATTTGCGGCGGGGGATGATTTTGAGATTTCGATATCTGATGGGTCAACGAGACTTTATTTGTGTTTTGGAACTGATGGGTTATTTATTGGAAATGGGGTATCCTATCCTGAAGTAGGAATAAATCTTGTTGTTCAGGATACTTGGCAAGAATGGACTTTTGATGTTGATTGGGTGGCGCAGACGGTAGATGTTTGGTTGGAAGGGGTATTGGTAGTTTCTGATATTGACTGTTCTTTTGCAACAGCGATTACCGAAGGAACGGTAACCTTTATTCAGGTATGCCAAGCTACTGCTAATCGATTGACTTATGTTGATTGGTTTATGGCTGGGAGTGATTTTGGGGCTTCCTCTTCGTCGAGTAGCTCTTCGTCATCCTCGTCAAGTTCGCGCAGTTCGAGCTCATCGTCTTCAAGCAGTTCTAGCTCAAGCCTTTCGTCATCGAGCAGCTCTTCATCGTCAAGCCGGAGTTCGTCCTCATCGAGCTCCTCCAGTTCGTCATCTTCAAGCAGTTTAAGCTCCAGCAGTTCTTCATCATCGTCCAGCTCGTCTTTGAGCAGTTCGTCTTCCTCGTCGTCAAGTAGCAGCTCCAAAAGCTCGTCATCTTCGTCAAGTTCATCCTCATCATCTTTAAGCTCGTCGTCAAGTTCATCGTCATCAAGTAGCAGTAAGTCATCAAGCTCAAGCAGTTCTTCGTCATCATCGAGCCGGAGCTCGTCAAGTTCAAGTTCATCGAGCAGTAGCTCATCACGGTCAAGCAGCTCATCAAGCTCCTCGTCCAGTTCATCCTTGAGTTCGTCCTCTTCATCAAGCTCAAGCAGTAGTAGCCGAAGTTCAAGTTCGTCATCCAGTTCGTCATCTTCATCATTAAGCTCAAGCTCGTCATCAAGCAGCTCAAGCAGCAGCCTTTCGTCATCGTCATCTTCGTCGTCCAGCTCTTCATCGAGTTCAAGTTCAAGCAGTTCCGAAAGTTCTTCTTCGTCCTCTTCCAGCTCGGCTTCGAGTTTTAGTTCATCAAGCTCAAGCTCTTCGTCGAGCAGCTCTTTAAGCTCGTCATCATCATCAAGTAGCTCATCATCCAGTAGTTCATCGCTGTCAAGCTCGTCTTCTTCATCCTCAAGCAGCTCCAGTTCTTCGAGTTTTAGCTCGTCAAGCTCCAGCAGTTCCTCAAGCTCATCGAGCAGTTCTTTATCGTCATCGTCGAGCTCCAGTAGCTCATCGCTTTCAAGCTCTTCTTCAAGTTCGTCGTCCTCAAGCTCAAGTTCGTCGAGTTCACTATCGAGCTCATCGTCAAGTTCTTCGTCTTCAAGCTCAAGTTCCAGCAGTAGCTTATCATCGTCTTCGAGCTCGTCCTCCTCGAGTTCGAGTTCCAGCTCGAGCTCGTTAAGTTCGTCGTCGTCATCTTCGAGCTCATCAAGCAGCTCGTCGAGCTCTTCATCAAGCTCCAGCTCGTTTTCGTCAAGCTCCAGTAGCAGTTCGTCGTCATCTTCGTCCAGTTCAAGCTCGTCCTCGTCCTCAAGCTCTTTTGTATGGATAGACAGGGATGAGGAAAGCGGATCGTGGACAGACAGGAGCAAGGCAACGGACGGCTGGACGGATAGGACGGAAGCGGCAGGCTCCTGGGTTGACCGTAGCAGAACACCGGCGGTGGCATAATGGCAAACGGATTAGACAGCTATGTAAAACTACTTCTCCATTGCAACGGCGAGGACGGCTCAACATCGTTCCCTGACGCGTCGGACTCCGGCCATACCGTTAGCCGTAACGGTAACGCACAGGTGGACACGGCACAGAGCAAGTTCGGGGGCGGGAGCGCGTTATTTGACGGCGCAGGGGATTATCTTTCCATACCTGATCATGCGGATTTTTATTTAGACGGGGATTTTACGGTGGATTTTTGGGTGAGATATAACTCTATATCTTCTACCTATCCAACACCTATTTTTTCTCAACAAGCAGATGATGTTAATAATATAAATCTAATGTATGTAGGGTCAGGGTCGAATTGGTGGTTTTATGTTTATGATACTGGTGTCAAAACAATAGAACTGTCGAGAACCTCTACTTTATCAATAAATACTTGGTATCATTTTGCCATAGTCCGTTCTGGGAATGATTTTTATATGTTTCAAGATGGTGTAAAGTTAGGAGTAACTTATTCTGATACAGACACAATACCTGATATTTCATATCAGTTATATATAGGTAGGCGCAGCACATCAAAATTAACCGTTTATCTTAATGGTTGGATAGAAGAGTTCCGATGGTCAAAAGGCATAGCAAGATGGACAAGCAATTTTACGCCTGATACTGCGGAATATAGTTCTTCTTCATCATCAAGTTCATCAAGCTCAAGTTCAAGTAGTTTATCATCATCCTCATCTTTGAGCTCAAGCTCTTCTTCTTCAAGTAGTAGTTCTCTATCGTCGTCAAGTAGCTCTTCTTCATCATCATCAGCTGAGAGTAGTTCTTCTTCGTCTTCTTCTTTAAGTTCATCTAGTTCTTCTTCGTCATCAAGTAGTTTCTCTTCGTCATCTAGCAGCAGGAGTTCTTCTTCATCAAGTTCTAGCCTTTCGTCTTCAAGTTCTTCCAGTTCGAGTTCGTCATCATCCTCAAGTAGCAGTTCTTCATCTTTGAGTTCATCTTCATCATCCTCGTCCTCCTCATCATCTTTGTCTAGTTCATCTTCAAGTTCTAGTTCGTCTTCTAGCAGTTCAAGTTCGTCCTCAAGCGAAAGCTCTTCGTCTTCATCAAGCAGTAGTTCTAGCAGTTCGAGTCTTTCATCCAGCAGTTCATCAAGTTCAAGTAGTTCATCATCGCGGTCATCCTCATCTTCAAGTTCATCCTCTTTAGAGAGTATATCTTCATCGTCTTCGAGTTCGTCGTCCAACTCATCATCCAGCAGTTCGAGTTCTTCGAGCAGTTCTTCAAGTTCATCCAGCTCATCCTTGAGCTCATCCTCATCTTCGAGCTCCAGCAGCAGCTCTTCAAGTTCTTCCTCGCTTTCATCGAGCTCTTCATCATCATCTTCCAGCAGCTCTTCTTCATCGTCGTCGCTTTCATCATCTTCGAGCAGCAGCTCATCCAGCAGCAGTTCATCAAGCAGCAGTGAGTCGTCGAGTTCGTCTTCATCGAGTTCATCGTCATCTTCCTCATCAAGTTCGAGTAGTAGCTCTTCGAGCATAAGCTCATCTTCAAGCAGCTCGTCCTCAGACAGCAGTTTTTCATCATCATCCAGTTCCTCATCAAGTTCAAGCAGTTCGAGTTCCAGCTCATCGAGCTCTTCGAGCTCAAGCAGTTCGTTTTCTTCCTCATCATCAAGCTCAAGCTCAAGCTCGTCCAGCAGCTCATCCAGTTCGTCGTCAAGTAGCTCGTCGTCTTCAAGTGTATCTTCATCAAGTTCCAGCAGCAGCTCGTCGTCGTCAAGTTCGAGTTCATCCTCATCTTCGTCCTCGGCGATATCCTGGACGAACAGGACACGCTCAAGCGACGGCTGGACAGATAGGCAGAGGTCTTATGTGGATGTATAACAAGGAGGTTTTATGACAAGGTTGCAGTTCTATAGTTATATTCTCGAAATCTTCAAACGCACAGATAAATCAACGGAGGTGTATCGTGCGTTAAATGAAACTCTCACCGACATAGCAAACCGCTATCCTTTTGAAAACTACTGTTTTCAAAGCTGGATACCTTGCGTCGTGGGCCAGGAGGATTACCCCCTGCCGTCAACGCTTATTCACCTGCAACACCCGATACGGCTTCTGGAGGGTTCTACGACTACCGATGACGGTTTTGCGCTGGAGCATATCACCAAGCAGGAATACGACGCTCTGGAGGCAAACCCTAACCGCACATCGCCGGAAACAGGCGAACCGGCAAAATATACCATATTCTCGGATAGTATTCTGCTTACGCCCATACCCGACAGCACGGATTATCTTATTGAGATAAACTGGGGCAAGCAGGCAACGGCTCTTTCGGTGGACAGCGACACGGCAAGTTTTATCAGCGCCTGGGATGAGATAATCAAGTGGGGAACGCTGTTCAGGGTATATCTTGGGCTTGGCTTGACGGAGGACGCGACCCCCTGGCAGGCGTTATACGAACAGGGGATAAACAGGATGATAGACAGGGATAAGGATAAAAAGAACAGCTGGATAGGCAGAGTCCAGAATAACAATTTATAAGGAGGCACAATGGCGGATATAGTGATTGTCCATACTAAGACTTGGGATGAGAGCAAGCCCGCGGGGTCACGGGCGAAATCTTTAGGGGATGACGACATCAGAGAGTTTAAAGTTGAAGAGCGGGAGCGTCAGGCGATAGACCATAAACGCTATGCCGATGAGTCCGCATATACCGATGTGGGGACGCATAAAAAAGTTACCTTGACCGAAATACAGGCGGCAGCACCCACGGCATACTCAAACTGCGGGTATTTGTATTTGAAAGATGTATCTTCCGTAGTTGAGCTTTTCTGGGAAGATGAAAGCGGTAACGAAATACAGATTACCACAGGTGGGAAGATCCTCGGCGATAATGTCCGATTGTCTAATGATACCTACCTGACCGCCGTAGATGCCGCCGGAACAGGGACGGTCAATTTGATAAAAGCAGGCAGGAACGAAGCGGATGATACCGATGTGGCAATCCTGCCTGACCTTGTCCGTGCCGCAACTAACGCCGCCCCAACAGAAGATACACAACTAGTCAACAAAAAGTATGTTGATGACAATGCCTTCGCTCTTACCGATATCACGGGGATAATCGGAGCGTGGGCAAGCAGGTCGGCTAATACGGTCTACACCGAAGGCGTGGACGGATTTGTTGTAGGTTCTACGACCAAAACCGACAATAGCGACGGTTATGTTTATATGCAGACACCGAGCGGGACTGTCCGTCAAAAGGTGGGCGGTTATCCTAACGGTAATTACCAATATGGGGCGTTTATGTGCCCGGTTAAAAAAGCCGATACCTGGAGATTGCTTACATCAGGGACAATAACCGTTAATTATTTATTCTGGATACCGATAGGAAGCTAAGGAGAAACTATGCCTGCAAACAGAAAACCAGTTCTTACTCCCGTAGCTGGGCTTGATTACTCCAAGCCGTCAACATTCATAAACGACCAGAACGGCTTCCCGAAGAATATGCGGTATTACAAAATGGAGATGGGGAAGCGTCCGGGGCTTACTAAATACGGCTCGGTAGCGATATCCGGCGGTCAGGTTATGGGGCTTGGTAAATTAGAGTTAAGCACGGGGGTAAGTTATCTTGTCCGCACATCCAAGACCAAGATAGAGAAGTATAACACCTCGACCCTTGTCTGGGACAGTATATCCGCTTCGGACTTTACGGGCGGGAACGATGATCACTTCTTTTTTACCAATGTATCGGAAGAAGGGTTGCTTATAGTTACCAACGGCTTTAACCAGTTGCGTAAGTGGACGGGAACGGGAAATACGGCCGCGCTCGGAGGAAGCCCGCCTAAAGCCAAGTTTGTGTCATAC